GCTACAACATCGCCCTGGAACGGTTCCGCGACGGGCTGAAGCGCAAGGGCTGCGCGCCGCGCGAGATGGACCAGGCGGGCGCGCTGCTGGCCGGCTGGTGGCTGCTGGTGCATGAAGGCGTGCCCGACGATCGCGGCGTCGCCGAGGGCATCGGCGCGCTCTCCGGCTACGTCCGCATGGCGCGTGAGGTGGAGATCGACGGGCGGCCGCGGCGGATGCTGCAGCACCTGCTCGCCAGCATGGTCTCGCTGCACCGGAGCACCGATCGCGAGCCGGTCGGCAAGCTGCTGGAAGTCGCGTTCGGCGAGAGCGAAGGCCTCCGCAATCCCGAGGATGCGGCCGAGCTACTCAGCTACTACGGCATCCGCGTGGTGCGCCGCTGCCTCAACATCGGCCTCCCGCGCCCGCTGGATGGCTGCCACTGTATGCACTGCTGGAGCAAGCAGCGCGACCGCGCCATCCCCCGCCTGAGCGACCAGGCCGGCGTGTGGTTCGCCAACCAGAACCCGGAACTGCGCAAGGTCTTCACCGGCACGCCGTTCGAGGGCGAGCGGTGGCGCCATGAAATGGTTCGCCTTGATGAGGCTCGGCGTAGTGACAAGACGATCCGCATCGGCGGCTATGCCGGCAAGGCCATCTGGCTGCCGCGGACGGCCCTGCCGGACGAGGAAGACACTGAAAACATTGGCAGACCCTTGTGACCATGTGACCCATTGTGACCGGGCTGTGACGGCAGAAAACCGAGCCGGATCAACGATGTGCCCACTGTGACCGGATTTCCGCGAGTTATCCCATAGAGCGGATTTTCGCTATGCAACTCCAAACCATGGTCACAATGGTCACAGTGTCACAGTGGATAAAAGAGTAAGCAATTAGAAGGGGTTGGATTGTGCCTCAGACTGTGACGTGTTGTGACGGTGCCGACGAGGTGCAAGCTCCGGCCGATCTGGTGATCGGGCGGCTCGAGGAAGCTGGCGCCACGCTGCTGACGCTGCCGCTGAGCGGCTGCGGCCTGGGCATGCGCGGCTTCTGGCCGGAGATCGTGCGCGAGTTCAGCGAGGCCTATGGCTGGACCAATGCGGTGATGCGCCCGGCGGTGCCGGCGGCGGCCACCATCACGCGCATGGATGAGGCGCTGGCCTGGATCAGCCGCATCCCGCAGCACCGCTACGTGCTGCGCCGCATCGTCGGCGCGCGTTCCCTGGTCGCGCCGATGACCGGGCGGCACATGTTCACCTGGCGCAAGCTGGCGGGCCTGCTGGGCGCGGACCATCATGCCGTGCAGCGCTGGCATGGCGAAGGCATCGCGCTGATCGTGGCCTCGCTGAGGGACGAACATTTCTTTCAATAAGCTTGCCATCCGTCCCAAAATATGCGAGTCACGAAACTAACTTGAGGCGACTCGCGCACACCCGCCCGGACCTGTCCGTGGCGGGTGTTCTGCGTCTAGGGGGCGACATGTGAAACTCGACACCCTGCCGCCGCGAGTCGCCTCGCCGGACTTGCGCCGCGTGCCGCCGGCCCCCAAGCAGGTCGATCCGCACTACCTCACCCCCGAGCACCGCGCCTGGCGCGGCGAAGTGATCCGCCGCGCCCGCGGTCGCTGTTGCTGTTGCGGACGTTCCGGGGGCCGTCTGTTCGCTGACCACATCATCGAACGCCGCGATGGCGGTGACCCGGTCGATCCGGGCAACGGCCAGGCGCTGTGCGGTGCCTGCCATACCGTCAAGACGGCGCGAGCGCGGGCCGCGCGGCAGTCCGCCACGCCCTGACCGGACCCAACGCCTGGGGTCTGTCGCCCCGGCCGGCCGCAAGGGGTAGGGGGTTTCGCGACCGCCTTCGGCGCCGGCAGCGAACCGCAATGGGATCACGCGGAGGTTTTTTCTTGGCGGTCGAAATTCGGGGTTGGGATGATGGCGGCTGAGCAGCGACGTAAGCGGGGGCGGCCGGCGCATCAGCCGACTGACGCGACGCGTGCGCTGGTTGTGGCCATGGTCGGCCAGGACCGTTCCGTCGCCGCGATCGCCGAGGCGCTGCGTCTGTCCGAGCCGACCGTGCGTGCCCACTACGCCGAGGAACTGAGCGTCGAGCGGCCGCAGATAAGTTTTCCTTTTGTTGAGTCTGGGCGCGAGCGGCGGGCACGCCGCAACAGCGAGCGCAGCGGCCGCCCGGAACACGTGCCGACGGTAGAGACCCGCGATCGCGTCGAGGTCCTCGTCGCCGGGGGCATGCACCAGTGGCAGATCGCGGCAGCGCTCGGCATCAGTGTCCCAACGCTGTGCGAGCATTACGCCGAGCAGCTCGAGAACGGCAGCTCGCGCAAGAAGGCCGAAGTGCTCGAGGCATTGTTCAAGGCGGCGACCGAGGGCGCCAACGTCACCGCACAGAAGGCATGGCTGGCGCAACCGGGTGGGCTGGAACACGACCCGCCGAACAGGCCGCCGGCGAAGGAAGCGCCCATGGGCAAGAAGGAGCATGCCATCTCGGCGGCGTTCACGGCGGCCCGTGGCACCGACTGGGACTCGTTGCTGCCGAACTGAGCTATGACCTGGTCGTTCGCTTGCCCGGACTGGGAGACCCGCCTGCGCGAGGGCCGCTCGCTGGTGCCCCCGCTGCCGCTTGACCTGGCCGAGGGTAACCGGGCGGTGGCGGTGTGGAACAAGCTGCGGCTGCCGGACGTGCCCGACAAGCCGCTGCTGGCCGACGCCGGCGCCGACTGGTTTCGCGACATAATCCGGGCCCTGTTCGGCTCGCTCGATCCTGACACCGGCGAGCGGCACGTCCGCGAGCTGTTCTGCCTGGTGCCGAAGAAGAACAACAAAACCACCGGCGGTGCGCTGCTGATGCTGGTGGCGCTGCTGCTCAATCTGCGTCCGCGCGCCAAGTTCCTGCTCACCGGCCCGACCCAGGACGTCGCCGACCTCGCCTTCTCGCAGATCAAGGGCGCGATCGATCTGGATGAGGTGCTCGACAAAAAACTTCACGTGCGTGAGCACCTGAAGAAGATCCAGCATCGCCAGACCGGCGCCGAGCTCGAGGTGATGACCTTCGACCCGAGCGTGCTGACCGGCCAGAAGCCTGCCGGCGTACTCATCGACGAGCTGCACCTGTCGGCCAAGATGGCGCGGGCCGGATCGGCAATCCGCCAGCTGCGCGGCGGCCTGCTGGCTAACCCGGAGGCGTTCCTCGTCTTCATCACCACGCAAAGCGAGGCGCCGCCGGTCGGCGTGTTCCGCGCCGAGCTGATGAAGGCTCGGGCGGTGCGCGACGGCACCCTCGATGCGCCGATGCTGCCGGTGCTGTACGAGTTCCCGGAGAAGATGCAGCGCGACCGGGACGTGTGGAGCAACCCGGCCAACTGGCACATGGTGACGCCGAATCTGGGCCGCCCGGTCAGCATCGACCGTCTTGCCCAGGACTTCCGTGTTGCCGAGGCGGCCGGAGAGGAGGAGCTGCGCGTCTGGGCGACGCAGCACCTCAACATCGAGATCGGCATGGCGCTGCGCTCGGACAGCTGGACCGGGGCGAAGTTCTGGGAACGTGGTGCTGAGCCAGGGCTGACCCTGGAGGCCATCCTGGATCGCTGCGACGTGGTCACTGTGGGGATTGACGGGGGCGGCGCTGACGACCTGCTGGGGCTGGCCCTGATCGGCCGTGAGCGGGATACTCGGCACTGGCTGCACTGGGCGCACGCGCTGGTCACACCGGCCGGCCTGGAGGCACGCAAGGCCAACGCGCCGATTTACGCCGACTTCGTGCGCGACGGCGACCTGACCATCGTGGACGAGATGCCGGATGATCTGGCGTGGCTGGTGGACGTGGTCGAGCGGGTGAAACAGGCCGGGCTGCTGTCGGGCGTCGGCGTCGATCCGGCCGGCACCGGCACCGTGGTCGACGCCCTGGCCGAGATCGGGGTGACGCAACAGGACAAGAACCTGATCGGCATTGCCCAGGGCATCCGCCTGATGGGGCCGATCAAGACGCTGGAGCGGCGGCTGATGGACCGGACCTTTCGCCATTGCGGCTCCAGGCTGATGGCCTGGTGCGTCGGCAACGCAAAGATCGAGGCCATGGCCACCGCGGTGCGCATTGCCCGGCACGCCTCGGGCTACGGCAAGATCGACCCGCTGATGGCCACCTTCAACGCGGCCGCGCTGATGGAGCTCAATCCTGCCGGGCAACGCTCGGCCTACGAAGAAAGGGGCCTGTTGGTCCTATGAAGCGCGCGCTGACCATGATCGCGGCGGCCGTGCCGGCGCTGCTGCGCGACGCGCTGGGCCTGACCGGCGTGGGGCTGATCGCGTACGGCGCGTGGCTTGTTTACCGGCCGGCGGGAGCCATCGTGCTGGGCGCGATGCTGGTCATCGGCGTAGTGCTGACGGCACGGGGCGGCGATTGATGCGCGGCCTGTTCGGACGCATGGCGGCGCCGCACCAGCGCGCCAGTGCCGGCGTGCCGACTTACGGCATGATCCCGCCGCTGGGCTCGGTGCCGTCGGCGAGCGGCATCCTGGTCAGCCAGGCGACCGCGATGTGTGTGTCGGCGGTCTATGCGGCGGTGACCATTCTCGCCACCGACGTGGCGCGCTGCACCGCCTCCCTCTATTCGACGCAAGACGATGGCACGCGCGTCGCGATCAAGCCGAAGGCGCACCCGGTCGCCAGGCTTCTGAAACGGCCGAACCGCATCCAAACCTGGTTCGAATTCTGCCGCGACCTGATGATCGGGCACCTGCTGCGCGGCAATGGCTATGCGGTGATCTTGCGCGACAGCCGCGGCGATCCGGCCGAGCTGCTGCTGGTCAACCCCGACGCGGTGATGATGCTGGAGGCCGCGGACGGCTCGATCTTCTACAACATCAACCGCATCGGGCTGTTTCAGCTGGCGATGCTACGCAACCAGCCGGTGGCGGTCCCGGCAGAGGACGTGCTGCACCTGCGCGGACCCAGCTTCAACATGCTGATCGGAGCGTCGACGATCGGGCTGGCGCGCGACACGATTGGACTGGCGACCGGCCAGTCGCAGCAGCAGAGCCGCTGGATCGGTAACGGCGCGCGTCCCTCGGTCGTGCTGCAGTCGCCGCGCACGCTGACCACCGACGCGGCCAAACGCCTGCGCGACAGTTGGAACGACTACGCCCACGGGCTGATGAACGTCGGCAAGACGGCGGTGCTGGAAGATGGCATCGAGGCCAAGCAGCTGTCGCTGACGTCGGTCGATCTGCAATTCATCGACCAATGCAACCTGACCATTCAGGACGTCGCGCGCTTCTACAACGTGCCCATCCGCAAATTGCAGCAGCCCGACACCACCCGCGGCTCGACCATCATCCAGGAAGAGCAAGTATACGTTAACAGCGCGGTGTCGCCGAAGCTGGAAATGATCGAGCAGAAGCTCGAGCAGACCTTCGATCTGGACAACGAAGGCCTGGAAGTCGATCTGAACGAAGATGCGTTGCTGCGGGCAGACCCGCTGACCCGCTACAATCTGGGCCGCATCGGCAAACTCTCGGGGCTGATCAGCACCAACGAGTGGAGACGCGGCGAGCGCCTACCGCCCGATCCGAACGGCAACGCGCTGATGCAGCCGGTCAACATGGCGGCGCTGGGAAGCGACATGAACGGCCAGGCGCCGGACGCCGCCGGCCGGCCGCCGGCGGGACAGATGCCCGCCGAGGGCGTGCCGACGGGAGCAACGCCGGACAGCGATTCGGTGGGACCAGAGCAAGACGTCGCCCCGGAAGGTTAGGAGTTCCGCAGATGACCACGCAGCCCGCACGACCGCAGACCGTCGGCATGTCCGGCGCGACCCCGATCAGTGTCGACGTCACCCATCTGTACCATGCCGCACCGGTGCGCGTGCAGTTGACCGCCAACTACACCGTCAACAGCCCGCCCGGCTATCCGGCGCGGCCCGACTTCACCGGATCGAGCGCCAAGACCCTAGACCGCCCGGGCGTGACCTACGCGAGCGGCACGATCCTGCATCTGCTCGGCTGCGAGGCGACCGCGCTGATCAATGCCGGCGTCGCCGTGGCGGTGTGACGATGGCGATCAAGTCCCTGCCGCCCCAGTCCGAGATCGACCGCACGCGTGTCGGCCTGCTGCGCATCACGCTAGAGGCCATCGGCGGACTGTTGCGCCTGCCGTTGCACCTGAAAGTCACCGGGGCCGAGATCAACCGCGTGATCCGCTGCATCGAGGTGGTGATCGAGGGCGCCGACATGCCGCCCCGGCCCGACCGCTGGCCGCCGGAACCCGTGGACTTGCTGGTCACCCAGGCCGCGGACGGCTCGACGACGGCGGCATGGGAGCACGCGCCGGACAAAAGCTGGCCGCTGCACGCTCCGAACCGGCCGCGGGAGATTGGATACGTCGACACGTTGACCGATCAGCAGGAGCGTGACTTGCAAGCGGCATGGGCGCAGGCACATCCGGTTCTGACCGATCTGGAGCCCGGGCAATGCTGACCCGCAAGACGGTCCCGGCTGAGATCAGCCTCGTCGGCGAGAACGCTGTCATCGTCCGCATGATGACGGGCAACCGGGCGCGCGACGGCCATATTCTCGAGCCGGCCGGCTGCGTGCTCGACGGCTACCGCGCTAACCCGATCGTGCTGTGGCAGCACGACCCGGCCGAGCCGATCGGCAACGCCAGCGACATCACCATCCAGCCTGATTGCATCGTCGCGACGATCACCTTCGCGCCGCTCGGTATATCGCCGGTCGCCGACAAGGCGCGCGGCCTGGTCAAATCGGAAGTCGTGCGCGCGGTCTCGATCGGCTTCGACATAATCGACGGCGCGCCGATCGATCCGGCCAAGCCGCGCGCCGGGCTGCGCGCAAGCTCGTGGGAGCTGTACGAGTGCTCGTTTGTGTCGGTGCCCGCCGACACCGGCGCGATCGTGACCGCCCGGTCGGCGTCCGAAGACGATTGGAAGGTCGGCGCCTCGCGCTCGCTGCCAATCGAGGATAGCGACGCCTGGGACGGGGGTGCTGCCGGCAAGTCGATCTTCGCGCATGCCGGTGGCGACGACTTCGATCCCGCCACGGCCTGCAAGGGCTTCCTGGTCTACAACGCCGCCGAGCCGAAGCTGCGCCGCTCGTACAAGCTGCCGATCGCGCACGTCGTCGACGGCGAGATGAAGGTGCCGAAAGGCGCGATCCGCGCGGCGGCGAGCCGGCTGCCGCAGACCGACATCCCAGACAGCGTCAAGGACGCGGCCGAGGCCGTGCTTGACCACTACAAGGAAAAGGCTGGCATGGTTGAGGACACAGACGGCCGCGCCGCACGGATCACCCACGTGCGCGCGCTGATGCGCATCGCCTCCCCGGGCAAGATCAAGCTGCGCGGCCTGCCGCAATGCGCCGAGCTGGCGTGGTACCTGATGCAGCTCGGCTGCCTGCATGACAGCGCCACGTGGGAAAGCCAACTGGAGCAGGACGACAGCCCGGTGCCGGCGATGCTCGGCGAGGCGCTGAAGCAGCTCGGCGACTCGCTGATCGCAATGACCAAGGAAGAGGTCACCGAGATGCTGACCGGCTCG